AGTTTATCATTCCCATCATCAATGCGATTTACTCCGAAGGTTAGGGCCTGGTTCGTAGCAATCGTTATCCCAAGACTAACAGTAAATAACGCATCCATCGTGGCAGCATCTTCTTCGTTCATAAGAGTCTTGCCTGCAATCTGATTCTGAAGCTCGCTAAAGATGTCTAACTCAGCTTCATACAATAGATCAGAAGTGTCACTCAAGTCTGTAGAGGCAAGTGTAAGTGAGGAATTCGTGTGGGCATGTGAATCATCAGCTACATCTCCTGCTGAGTCAAGATCATTTGCATCTTCCCATTCAATAGAGGCATCAGTATCATCCAAGCTAGGTGAAGCTGTACCAACATCAATAGCCGAAACGTCATCATCATCTAAAGCACCATCATTATTAGTGAATACATTAGACACACCTACAAGTTGGGTTTCTAATTCTGATTCTGAATTTAGTTCTTCTTCGTATAATATATCGGTTGTATCGGAGAGGTTCGTAGAGTTTTCGGTATCATGATCAAAATAATTTTGGGCAGAGTGATCCCCCCAACCATAAGCGGTTTCCCAATTGGCAACATGTGCAGACGTAATATTTGCAGCCACCGATGCTAAATATACTGGATCAGATTCAGTAGTCAGATACCCTTCCGTACCATGATCGCCCCATCCATAGGCCGTTTCCCAATTGGCAACATGGGCAGATGTAATATTCGCTGCTACAGAGGCCAGGTATACTGGGTCTGTTTCTGCTGCTGCAAAACTCCCAAAGACAAATTCAGTATTATCTCCTGCTGCAATCATCACTACTTCCCCAACTGAGGCAACATCTGAACCAGAGTCTAACTGGGCTGGTTTAATTCCTGCTACTGGTTTTTGAAATGTAGACCCATAAACTGAGGTAGCTATGAACATGCAAACCGTGAATACTGATACCAGTTTTTTAAAATATGTCATAATTATCTCCATGCTAAGTAACGAAGGTAAGATGTCTTTCCTGTGTCACAAACATAATGGACAGCCGTAAACATAACGCTGCTATCTAAAACTATAATCTCACCTGCTGCTAATGGAAAGTAAAGTGCAGCATCAGCAGTTGGTGTCTGAGGGCCATCCTGCCCCTGTTCAATTGCCATGTAGATAGTCTCACTACCATCATTGGTAAGCATAAGATGCTCCATGCTAATCTTGACTTCGGCTGCTGTATCAGAAGCAGCGACCTGCTTTCCAGGGATTTGCATTTTATTTTTTCCTCCCAAATAATCGTTTCCACCAACTGATCTTTTTCTTCGGTTTTCTAGTAACCTTTATGATACGTGGGGGATCTAACCTCCCTGGGGTGTCAGACTTTTTACCGTATGACAGATCCCCAGGTGTGCGTAAATTTTTTCTTAATTGACTCATAGTTTCCTTTTAATCCCAAGCCAGATATCGTACAGTGGCAGTATTGCCTGCGTAACATAGGTAACTCATAGAAACGAAATCTTCTGATGCCATACTCAGTTCCCCTTGGTTCGCAAGACTAAATCCTGTGTTTGTCGCAGTAGCAGTTGCTCCTGTAGAAAACTCTAGGAATACTAAATCCGTACCATCATTATCTAAGTAAAGATTTTTCTTTCCTTCAAGATTGACTGTTTGGGCTGTAGAGTTGGCTGATAAAGAGCCACCAATCGAAGTACCCATCGAAGCTGCATACAAAGAACAGACAGCCACAAAAAAGACAAAGGCTATTGCTGTATAGAGGACTGTCTGGAACAATCTCATTTTGACCACTTCCTTTTGGCCTTGGCCTTCGTATCAACTACTTTGTCAACGGCTGTCTCTTCTTTGACCCCATCAACTTCAGCAATTTCGATTTTCTCTTTGGCAGCAGCAACTTCGGCTGCTTCCTCAATTTCTTTCTTAGTAGCTAAACGAAGTTCCACAAACTGAAGAATAAATGATACCTTTCGTGGATCTTCAGCATAATCAATTTTCAAAGGTTTGCTTGGGTAGAATACATAATTTACCCCCTGATATGGAACCTTAAAATAATCAGATAATTCATTTATAATGTAGACTGCCTCTTCCATGATGTTATCCTCCAAGATTTTAATAGCCAAGGGGAGGAGCTTGTTAGCTCCCCCCCAAGCACTGGAATTAGTTTAATGCTAGATTATAAAAGGAGCCTTGCAATAATGTTTCATAACCACATGGTTAGGAGCATTATCATCCGAATCCTGAATAACCTTTTGACCAAAGATAGCTTCAAACCCAAGACCTTGCACGAAGCCATAGTCATCGGTGTCTGTTACTTTCTTAGGCTGTTGACCCCACACTCTTGCAATGGCTTCCGCACCAAACCCAATTGCATTGGCAGCATGATTTTCAAGGGTAAGAACATCACCTTCTGAGTACGTATCATGGGTATGAGCACCGATCTGGTTCATAGCTGCAATATCGGTTTCATCCATTTTGGTACTAAAGTCGGCACCTGAATCAGCCGTAACTTTAGTATCCGATCCGTCAGTAAGATCAACCCACTGATAGATCGTCGTACCATCAGGGAAGTACTGAGTAACCGCACTACGGACACTAGCAGCATCAAACAATACGGCATTACCCGTTGTACTTGTAGCCATAACTTTCAACTCAGGGCGAAGGAACGTACCACCTCTTGCACCCTGCTCACCACCATGAACATAAACCAACATGCCACGATACTGACCAAGAGCACCCGAAAATAAGCGGTTCCCATCACCACGCAAGCCAGCTTCACGCTGAACCTGATTCCAAGTAGCGTCATTAGGAAGATAATGCTCACCAGCAATATCATCAATAACAATCGCATATAGACTAATCTTCTGCTTACCATTAACTAAGGTACTGATCGGACGAGCACCACGATGGCCTAGCGTCAGTTTAATCTTATTAATTTCCGCAGCACCAAATGTATCAGCACTGGTCAACTCATCAATCGCTGCCCTCGAATTAGGGAAGATTTCTTTAATCGTAGCTGTTTCAGAAACCGCAGCCCTACGTTGAGCAGACAACCCTAAGAGATAAGCAAACACATCATCATCTTTATAACGAGCAATCCATTTGGAAAGCTGCATCTGAGCACCATTAATCGTGCTAAACAGACTACGAGCATCTCCGCGCTTATCCCACGCAACAGCATGTCTCAGCCATTCAGAACGGAGATCAAACTGTGCAAAGGTCAGTTTTTCTTCTTTACCACGCAATTCTGTGGCTGCTGCAACACCTGCACCAATAAGTCTGGTCATCACGTTAATATGAACAATATCACCAGCCTTATTCGTGAAATCATTTCTACGAATAATAGGCATGTCCGACCCTTCAACGCCCTCGAACTTATCCCAAAAGGACTCAAGTTCAGAGTCAACGCGAAGTTTCGGCTCCCACCATTCAGGAACTAAATTATCTAAATCACTGGCTGTCATGTTATTAAGCACAGTCGGTGATGTAAAGTACAGTTTCAAAAAGTTAAACATTTGTTTTTCTCCTATATAGTTCTATTTTTTATTTGTTGAGTCGTGCCAACTTCTTTTGGAAATCAGCATACATAACATCTTGTTGCTCCGCTTGCGACATACCAAAGAACTCGTCTGCGGTATGGTTCTTCAATTGCTTAGAGTGCCTAGTTCCGTCACCAGAACTGACAGCAGCCTGCTTAACAACTTTCTTCTTGTTATTCTGAGCCGTTGTGACAGCCTTCGTAATATCTGCTTTGATTTTGTTTAACGCTTTAGGTGATAATTCGGCAAACGCTCTGGATGCTGCATTATAAAGAGCCTCTTCGTCACCTCGTTTCTCAAACACATCCTGGTACTCTAAAGTTTTACTGGCAAATTCATATTGCTCAGGTGAATCTGTCTTAAGTTTTTTCAGCACATCTGGCTCCATCTTAATAATCTTTGCTAAGACAGGGAACCTAATAAGTGCTTCCTTTTCCGATGACTCTATTCTATCATCTCTGGCACCTGTTTCTCGTTCATCAGCTAATCGTTTGTTCTCAGTCTTGAAGGTCATCTTGGCTTGCTGGTCAGTAACCCACCGCATTGTGTTAACTGGGTCTTTTGCCCATGAGTCAGCAAGTACCTTTGGATCAATATTTTCTAATGTAAGTCCTTTTTCTTCTACAACCTCTTTTTCCACAGGCTTCTTCTCGTACTTGTCCATCCGTTCCATAAGTTCTTTGATCTGTTTTTGACCTTCGTGATACGCAGTTTGGGTGTCTTTCAGTCGTTGCTTGGTTACTTCTGGTGTCTCCTCTTCTTCGACAACCTCTTCCTCAACTACCTCTTCCTCAACGACCTCTTCTTCCTCTTCGTCACCCTCTTCTTCGGATTCCTCTTCACCTTCTTCGTCTTCGCTTTCTTCTTCCTCAACTACTTCTTCACCATCAACTTTTGCAATAAATTTCTTTTCCTCCGCATCTTGGTCAAAATTCTTAGGATCGTATATTTCCTTCTCCTCACCCTCACCTTCGCCTGCACCGTCCACTTCGTCAAAAAACAGTTTCAAAAACTTAAACATCTAAAACCTCCTAGAATAGAATAAGTTTTAACTTGTACCCGACCCGTAAGGGTGAATAGGTACTAAGTAACTTATTCTGTAGGTGCTCCTTCAGGTGGATTATTAATCCCCTGTACTGCCTCAAAATCTTGATCCCTTGCCTGTTGTTCCAAAGCCAACTTCCCTTGTGCATCAGCTTGCTTGTCCTTCTGTTCCAATTGGGCCTGTTGCTGCTGACCCTGCTTCTGCATTTGCTGCTGTTTTAACTCTGCCTGCATTTGATCCCGTTGTGCAGTTATTTGTAATTTCTGAAGCTCTAATTGGGCTTTCGCTGCCTCCGATTGATCAACCAACATCTTTGTAACCTCTGTATACTCTTCTGGTGTTGGCACCATCAAATCAACGTCAATTGTTTTGTAAGCTGTGAATAGATCCCGAACTGCTCCTAAATAGATACGAGGAATATTTGTCAGGATTGGATCTTGTCTTACTATATTGTACTTCTCCACCGCCTGATTCTTATATTCGGCCTCTTCCATGACTGACCGATCCACGATAATTAATTCAGGATCATCTACCAACTGAGCTATATCCACCTCATAAGAGTCTGTCAATATCGCAGCCTCATTCTCATCCATGATCTGCAAGAGATCTCCTTCTGGACGAAATTGATGAAGCATTGAAAGAATCTGCCTAGCCATACGGATCGTCATCTCCATAAATTCTTTTGCTATTTCATCAAGAACAATATTCCCTTCTTGAATAACGGAGAGTGTACCCGAAGCCGTTGGTTGGCTAATCTGGTTTGATTCTTGTCCTGTCTGATACGCACCAATCCCTGTCTGTTTGGCTGCTTTCAGATCCAGCATTTCTAATTCTCTAAGTGGAGATACAGGTGTCTCCCCAAGTTCCAAAACTTTAATATCATCTTGATTTTGTACTTCCCAAACCACACCAGGATAAAATGGCTCTAATAGAAAATTTGTGTCTGACCCCTTCTTTTTGGTGAACGATTTACACGCCACCAAAGCAGCAGAGTCAATATAGAGATCATGCAACTTGTTGGATTCTGCATTTACGTGCTCCAATTTTTGGCAGATACCACGCCCTTTCCAATCATGACTCCTACGTTCTAATCGGACAGTAGTAAAGTTAGATTCATCAAATAGGTATGGAAACCGTTGGCACTTCAGGTACTTCTTTGCTTTACGATCATAAGTAAAGACCACGCGCTCTGGATAACTTTCAGGCTCGTCATCTAACCTTATCCAGCCCCACCATTCAATAATCTCACGCTCATCTAGGTTCTCTGCATTTTTCTGCGTGCCTTTCATACTCTCATTCTTTAAAATTTCTTTTACATTATCTTCGTCATATCCTTCGGTTTTAGCAGCCATCTGAAAGCGAACTGCTGGTTTCCACAAGCGTCTGTATTCCCACGTTGGTTCATCCAGGGTGTTCGTATCATCAGATCGTCCGTAGTCAATCATGTTAACCCACTCAATCTTGGGCTGGTACTTGAACTTCTTAATCTCTTTAACTTCGTAAACGGTTTCAGCTACCGTAATAGGGGTACCGTCAATCTCTTCTCCAACTTTTTTCTGTTTCTCAACGGGTACGACTACCTTCTTAACGCTCTCCTCAATATTCCAAGTAAGAATGTATTTGCCTGTTCCATACTTGATCGGATCTCGTAGGGTAGACATAAGCAAATCAATATACCCAAGCTTCTTCGCAAACAGATAACGAAGATACTTTTGGGTAAGAAGTGATTTGGTTTTATCAGACTTGTATTCCTTAACTCGCAGATAGCTAAAATCCCTAAAGCGTTTAATAGTTCGTGAATAAATTGCATTGACATTCATTTCTGTAATAGGATCATGGTAATTCGCACAACCTTTATACGGGTAAAACTTTTCTGCTAAGACACCCTCATACTGATCATCCCATTTAAAGAGTTGATCCTGGTAATCTGAGTTATCTTTTTCGTAGTCGTCAACCATCTTAGAGATGATTGTCAGCAACCTTTCTTTCTTTTCTTTCTTAAGGCCAAGCCCCCACACCTCTTCGTACTTCTCAAGAATCTGCTGGTCTTGTTTTGGGGTCGCGTCCTCTGCATTCTCAGATTCAGGTAATCCATCAGAGTATTTGAAATACAGCTTAAGCAAGTTTCTAATAACCATTAGTAGGCCCTACCCTTGTTTTCGACATTTTTTTAATGATCTCCTTCTTTCGATCAAACCAAGGATGCTCACGAATAACCCAACAGGCAATAGCAGTAGCAAAGATACTGTCATCATGCTTGCCACTTTTATGCTCTCCACGTCCATTTTTAGGGTTGATAATAAAGTGGTAAAGTTCTTCATATAGATCTACATCCTCAAATTGAATAGTTTGACCATCTAAAAGTTTACCAAGCCAATCCAGTATCCAAGTACGATTCTGTTGACTTGTTAACCAACCCCATCTTTTCGTCTGCTTTCCTTGATCCCGATCAACAACCCCATGATAATATACATTATAATATATACCCTTCAAAATGATATTGACAATACCACCATGAGTATTATTACATTCAACGGCTGCAAGAGCATTGTTATAGTACTGTGCCATCTTTGCTGCAATATGAGCACAATGTTCTGCATCAGTAGAATTAGATCTGTACTTTGCGCAAACCTTAAGATCTCTCTTTCGTGTAATTACAAATACAGTGCTGTCCTGCTTTACACCTTCTGCTGTATCTCCACCTAGTACATAATCCTCAAAAAATTCTGGATCTTCCCATATCTGGACAAGACCGTTCTCATCGTTTCTAAACTCAATCTTTCCATTGAGATCCTGTACCAGAAAACCTGTTCTCTTTGGTTTCCTTAAGCGACCCTTATATTCCCGTTCCAGCATTTGAACGTCATAGTATTTACCCCCAATAGATTGGAATGCCTCTTCCTCTGTCTCAGGGAACTCTTGTTTTGCCAACGCCCTTTGCGAAGCTGGTAACTTTCTGATCTGTTCATCTCGCCACGCTCTGTCATGATTCGGGTAGCGTAAGTATGATAAAAACTTTCTGGTGAAGCTGTTTTCTTTTTTCTTGGCCCCGAACCACATCTCTTCAAAAAAGGCTGCCGTGTTCTCCACAGTCATTGTTGAAACCATGATCGTCTGTCCGTCGATCGTTGACAGTCCAGGTTGTGCAGATCGAGCAATCGTATCCATATACTCAATCTTGGCAGCTTCATCCACAATTAGCAAATTCAATGACCGTGATGTGCCAGCCGTTTTAGATGTTGGTATCGACTCAATCTTGGAATTGATACCGCCCACCTCATCTGTATCATAACCCATACGTTTGCCAAACCACAAGACTGACTCATTCCTTTTGTAGACAGCAGGTTTAAGCCACTCTGGTAAATTGTCAAAAATAAACTTCACCTTTTCAAGAAAGACCTGGGCTTCCGTATCATTAATCGAAATGATTAAGATACGTTGATACTTATTGAATATTGCTAACCACAAGGCGTAACCAGCCGTAACCCATGAAATACCTAATTGCCTTGCTTTCAGAATAATAACTTGCTTCTCTTTCAGGTACATAGCCAAGACCTGACTCTGGTAGTCAAAGAGTTTAAAAACCATCTTGGCTACTTGTTTGCCTGCCTCATTCTTGGCAATCAAATGACCAAAGTTATCCAAGAAGTAAATCGGTGTTTTCATGCACTTCAGGATCTCTTCGCGCTTCTCTTCCTCAGTCAATTGGTTGCTCATCTGACCCCTCTTCAATCATCCGTCTGGTTTCTTTTCCATCTAATTCAGTGATCTGCTCTAAGGTTGTTTTCTTAGACCGCTTCTTACCACCATCGTTACCTTGGCTTCCTGTCTTGATCAAACCATGATTCTGCAAGATCATCTTTGCTGTTTCGACATTCCCTTCCAAAAGATCCTTGTGAACCACCATTACCGCTAATTCTAAAAGTGCATCGAGTCTGTTTTCGGCATTAGCTTTTATTTTAGCGAGTCTCTTAGAATCAAGCAAGCGATAGAGATCTCTGCGAGAAATTCCTTCTAACTCTGCTACTCTACTTTTGTTCATTCCTGTGCAAAGGAACTTTAATATACGTTGGTCGGAATCGGATAGAACTAGGTCTTTTTGATATTTTCTGGTCTTATGACCCTTGGGCCTGCCTCTTTTTGGTTTTTCGACTTTCGCAATCTCAACCAGTTGCTCAGTCTCACTTTTACCTTGTTCTTCCCATTCCTCAGTCATAAATCTCCTTTAATGTCGGCAGGGGAGTCGGGAACCCTAAGTTCCCCTCCCCCACCTTAACGACCCTACTTAGGGTAGGTCATTAATTAAATCGTCAAACTGATACTAGGATCTGTTTTCGTACCTGATCCCAAAGTCGTATCTGTAACGCTTGTATCACTCACATTCACTGTCACGGCTGCTGCCAAATCACCTGCAACGGAAGGAGTGGTAACATTAGAACTCAACGCTGCTGCTACAGAACCTAGTCCACCAGCACTCAACGCACCAGCAACCGCAGTAGTAACGGTGCTATTCAATGCAACCGATACAGAACCTAACCCACCAGCACTTAATGCACTAGCAACAGCAGGCACCGTCTTATTCGCTGACATTGCAGCAGGTAAAGCTGCTAGTGTAACCGAAGCCACATTTGCATTAGCTTCAAATTCACTATTCCAATTCGTAAATACAGTTTTCATACTATCGAGATCAGCTGCAATTTCACTCAAGAGCGTTGCCCAATTTGCGAAAGCCAAAACATCTGCATCATGGTCAGCAGCCAATTCCTCGATTGCTATTTCCCAATTAGGAAGTACGCCTACATCAACATTTCGATCAAGAGCGATTTCATCTATTAGGCTTTCCCACGTACCAAGTGCAGTAACATCTGCATCATGATCGGCAGCCAATTCCTCGATTGCTATTTCCCAGTTGGTTAAAGTTGTAACATTAGAGTCGTGATCTACTACAAGTTCATCCAAAATAGTTTCCCAATTACCAAGAGCATCATTATCCGCATCATGGTCTGCAACAATTTCAAGAACTGCAACATTCCAATTATTCAAAGTAGCGTTGTTCTGGTTCAACCCACTGGATGAACTGATAACACTATTCAAAGCGGTCTGAAGTTGGTATATGACATTTACCAATGTACGAGTAGTATAACCCCCCACACTAATTTCGTCATCTTGGGTAGCAGCAAGCAAGATAGGTGCAAAGACCATGCCCAAAGCCAAAAATCCAATTAACAAGATTCTTTTCATTACTGTTTCTCCTTTTGATATTAATTATTTCTATTTAATCGCATTTCCCTTAGTTGTTTCCAACGTAATTTTCGTCTAGCTTTTCGCTGTCCTTCTATTCGGGCCTGCTTTTTTTCTTCTTCAGTCATAGCCTCGTTTCGAGCGATAACGCTAAGACGCTTTTTTCTATAAGCTACTTCTGTACTATCCCCTGCTTGCTTGGTCTGCTTTTTTAGAGTATTCGTTTGTGTTCCCATGATTCACTTCTCCTTATCTGCTACTGCTTGACTTCCTGCTATGTCAGAAATATCCACTTTAGAGTTACCAGAACATTCTGCAAAAACCATCATTAAAACTAAAAGTATTGACATGGACGTTATTACGGCCCAGCCAAAGAAATTCTCATCCTCCGTCATACGCCCCGTCCTTTGTAAAATTTCGGTGAACAATTCGGTAGATCGTTGCCATGTCCTCCAAGATCTCTTCCCGACTTGTTGGAACGGTGATATTATGCTGTAAATTGTATACCTGTATGGCTTTAGCTTTCAATTCCTGATTCTCGTTAAATAATGAGAGGTTCATGGCGACTAGGAGACTGACCACTATAATGAATGCTAACTTTGTTATTGACGCGCATTTAGGCATTATGTATTTTCCCCATATTCAATATGATTTTGGCTCAATTAGCTGCACATAACCTCGAAAGGTTTGCCCTTGTTTTTGCCTGTAAGACACCGATGCCCCCCAGGACGGCCAATATGTCGCGTGTCCTTGTACTTTAAGTCAGTGATATCAGGGCAGTTAGCCATTTGCATGACAGCGAGGCCAGCCGTTCTTACGCAGTCACCATCACATATCTCCTCATAGCAGATCTTCTTCTCAACTTGGAACGGATCACAGTGATCATAGGGTGTCTGTTCATTACAACCGTGCAAAGCCGCCATTAAGAGCATAGCCCCGAAGGTAGCAACGCAGTAATAGAACAGAAATCTCAATTCCGTGGGTTTTCTCATTTTCCTGGGCCTTCCTTTAGGAAATCCTCCACAAGCTTCTGCGATTGGTCATTCTTCATCTTAACCAAGAACTCATCAAAGGTAATCGGTAAAGGCTCAATATTTACAGCCTCGTCTACCCAAATGTGCTGAACCTCGCTCTTCGCTGCTTTGTTCTGATCCATAACACCTCTTATTTGATGGGTTTTACCCATAGGATTATGCTAATACTGTATATTTGATGCTTAACTGGCTGCCCAATGACCATATCCTCCACACTTATAAACAAGTGAAGAGGTTTTGTACCCGTTAAGGTATAAATACGTGTTTTCCTATGTAAACTTCCTTGACATTCCCTACATTATACCCGATAGGGCTTTTTTGTTTGTTCATTTTTTACTGAACATTATACCTAGTGTGAACATTCCCCACTATGGTTAAATATAACTTTGCAAGTTTAAATCTCTGATTATTTCGCTTTTTTCTTCTTTTTCTTTTTCTTCTTAGTTGATGAAACCGCTGAAAACTTGCCATCCACATACACCGTATCTATCTTGTTCTTTAGATCGCCTGTTATAGAGATCTTTTTGGCCTTCTTGAAGGTCTTTTTATTAACATTCTCCATAGTGTGAAAGGTAGTGTCATTGTCAAGCTTAGTAACGCCAGGATGTGTGAAAATCGTTTTCCCTCTAACCTTTATCTTTGATGCCATTTTTACTCTTTTCTTTAATTCCTCAGACGTTTCTCTTGACATTTTAATTATCCCCACTATAGTTAAATTTTTTATTATTTTTTTCTCACGTAATACTCTGATGGGGGGCACCCCCACCAGCAAAGTTTCAAAATTAACGGACGGTCCATCGTCAGATAATCTTAAACCTATGAAATTGCACCTTATGCCATGACACAGGCCCACGGTATGCACAGTATAGGCCCTGAGTGCTCATCTAAGGCACTATAGCCCTGTATTCTAGGAGGAGTACAGTAATAACCATGTTAAGCTGGCTAGAGGCAAGCAGAGAG